ATCTCTATGATTTTGCTTAAGTATCCAGAAGAGATACGGAAAACATGGGGTAAGAAGAAATATCAAGAGGAAATGGATTACATTGTTGCATATGAGAAGCGCAATAAATTCATTACTAACCTAGCGTTGGATCAAGATGGCAATACGCTTGTTTTGTTTCAATATGTGGAAAAGCATGGTAAACCTCTATATGATATGATTAAGAAGAAAGCTCATGCTCGCAGACAGATATTCTATGTGTCAGGTGAGACGGGTGCGGACGTACGTGAGGATATCAGGAAGATAACTGAAACTCAAAAGAATGCTATAATCGTGGCATCACTTGGAACTTTCAGTACTGGTGTTAACATTAGAAACTTGCACAATGTTGTCTTTGCAAGTCCATCTAAGTCACAGATCAAGGTGTTACAATCTATTGGTCGTGGATTACGTAAGTCTGATAACGGGCAGGCAACTAAGTTGTTTGATCTTGCTGATGATCTGCATTGGAAGTCTCGTAAGAACTACACTCTGCTTCATGCCGCAGAACGCATGAAGATTTATGGTAAAGAAAAATTCAAATATAACATATACGAAGTGGATATATGATGACTATAATGGACGAAGAAACTTTAAACGATATTAACATACAGCACTTTAAGCTCATAAACGGTGAAGAGTTTATAGGGTTAGTTCGTGGTACTGAAGAAAATAGGATCCTTGTAGAGTTTCCTTTAATGCTCAATGTCATGTCTCTAGGACGTGGTAGAGAATCTTTCTACTTTACCGAATGGATGCCAATGGCTCGAGAAGAAGTTCAGGCAGTGTATCCGAATACAATCATCTCTCATTCTGAGGTTACTGATCAATTTAAGGAGCATTACATTCGTACGGCTTTACGGTTTAAAGATAAGCCAAATACGATATTCCACGGTGAACCTGAAGATGATATATATGATGACGACATGCTTGATGAGTTAGATGAAGACTTTGATGTAAGGGATTATATTAGTAAGACCATCCATTAATAGTATACCTCCTCCCTCAGCAGCATACTCTCTTATTATACCACAGTTTGCAACATTTGTACACAGTTAATTGCGGTATATACTAAAATAAATTAATAAAAAAAATGTGTACATTTCCTAAGAATCATGTTATAATAGTCTTAATATGATAAAATATACTAGGAGTATATAATGACCAAAATAAAACCAAAGATGAAACCTCATTATGTCAACAACCGTGAATTCTCTTATTCGGTTGTTGACTATGTAAAAATAGTTAATGAGGCTCAGGAAAAACAGGTTGCTTTGCCCATTGTTCCTGACTATATTGCCACCTGCTTTCTCAAGATAGCAGAAGGCCTATCACACAAATCTAACTTTATCCGCTATACCTATCGTGAAGAAATGGTAATGGATGCAGTTGAGAATTGTCTTAAAGCAATCACAAACTATAATATCGAAGCAGCTACACGTACGGGCAATCCCAATGCGTTTGCATACTTCACTCAAATCTGCTACTATGCATTCTTGCGACGTATTGCCAAAGAAAAGAAGCAACAAGATATCAAATTCAAATGGATTGAAAAAGCTGGTATCGAAGACTTCTTATCATATGGTGAAGCTAATACAGGAGGATCTCCCATTGGCACAGAACGTGCGTTCGTTGAAGAACTTCGTTCACGTATTGATAAGATCCGAGACACTGATAACTCACTAAAAGAGTTTACTAAAGCTGAAAAGCTGGCAGAAAAACAGCGTAAAGCAAAAGGCCTTGAACTGTTTATGGGAGGCTAATATGCCACATATCACTGTATGGGGTAATGGTTACGTTGGTGGAGCATACTCTGACTATCTTGAAGAGAACGGATATACCGTTACTCGGGTGGATCCAGCTCAGGGAATGCATCCCACTTCTCTAGCATATAAGCAACCATCACTTATATGCGTTCCAGCCCCTACTTTAGGAGATGGAACAGTAGACTACTCAATTATCAATACTATTATTAGTAGGGTCTCACGACCTATATTGATTAAGAGCACTATCCTTCCTGATTACGCTGCTGACTTAGGTCCTAACGTATCATATTCTCCTGAGTTTCTAACCGCAAGTAACGCTGCTGAAGATATCAGAAGACAGAAAAACGTGGTTATAGGCGGCATTAATACCGTGCACTGGTCAGTAGTATTTGACTCACTTGGTAAAAACATTCATAAAACGTCAGCTAGGTCTGCCTCGTTTATGAAATATACTGTAAACTCATTTCTTGCTACTAAGGTTGCATTTATGAATGAACTATATGATCAACATGGCGGAGATTGGAACGAATTAAAGTCTCTACTAGAATTAGATCCTCGACTAGGAGCATCTCATTTAGATGTGCCTGGTCCTACTGGAGAATACGGATATGGCGGAGAATGTTTTCCGAAAGACGTAAAAGCGTTTTTAACATATACGAAGGCTAGAGAGTTCAACACTCAGATGAGTATACTAGAACAAGCTAGCGTATCAAATGAAAAGAACTTAACTGAGCAACGGAGAAAATTATGTCGTACCATGTATTGTTAACTGGCCATGAGGGCTATGTTGGATCACATTTAATTAAAGCACTTGCAGCACGGGATGTTATTGTAGGAACATTCCACGGTGATCTATTAGATGTTGATTGGGAAAAACAAGAGAAGAAATTCGATATGGTTATCCATCTTGCAGGTCTTGCTGGTGTTCGACGGTCTTTTAAAGAGCCTAAAGAGTATTATAAGAATAACGTTGAATTATCTAGGCGCATATTCAAGTATTGCGAACGCACCCGCACAGAAGTAGTATATGCTTCATCATCTAATGCTCACGAATGGTGGCTAAATCCATATGCGGCTACTAAGCAAATGCTCGAAGAAATGGCATCAATGCTTACTGTTAAACATATTGGTATGAGATTTCATACTATTTGGCCAGGTCGTGATGATATGTTATATCAACGATTAGTGCGAGATGATGTCGATTATATCAATGAAGACCATTTCAGAGACTGGATTCATATTGAAGATTTAGTAAATGGGGTATGTACAATCGTCGGAAAATGTTATACAATAGAACAATCAGTTGTTGATGTTGGTACAGGCCATGTCACACCGGTTGCAGAACTTGCGAAGAAGTATAACTTCAAAGGCGAATGGCGAAAAGGTGAGGCACCAGGTGAGCGTATGGCAACACGCGCTGATATAGATTATTTACTTGCGTTAGGCTGGACTCCTACGCATAATATTATGAGCGAAGGTTAACTAATATATGAAAGTAGCAATACTAAATGACACTCACTGTGGGTGCCGCAACTCGTCAGATATCTTTATTAAGTATCAAGAGCGCTTTTACCAAGAGGCGTTCTTTCCTTACTTAGAAGAGCATGGCATTAAACAAATCCTGCACTTAGGTGATTATTATGATCATCGTAAGTATGTGAACTTTAAAGCGCTAAACTCTAATCGTAAAGTATTCCTTGACAAGATCCGTGAAAGCGGGATTCATATGGACATAATTCCAGGCAATCATGATGTGTTCTATAAGAATACTAATGATCTATGCTCTTTAAAAGAACTACTAGGACATTATACGTCCAATGTAAACATAATAATGAAGCCGAAGGTACTAAATTATGATGGTTGTGATGTTGCTGTACTGCCATGGATTAACAATGAAAACTATGCTGAATACACAGATTTCCTAAAAAACTGTAAAGCATCTATCCTTGGTGCACATCTTGAATTAGTTGGCTTTGATATGATGAAAGGTATGCCAAATACCCATGGTATGAGTACCGAACTATTCGACCGTTTTGAGTTAGTAATGTCTGGTCATTTCCATACTAAGTCTAATCAAGGCAACATTCACTATCTCGGTAGTCAAATGGAATTTACATGGTCAGATGCACATGACAATAAGTATTTCCATATACTTGATACTGATACACGTGAACTGACTGCTGTACGTAATCCTATAACTATTTTTCAAAAAGTAGTGTACAATGACCAAAAAATGGTGTATAATGATTATGATGTAGAAACTCTACGTGATAAGTTTGTTAAAGTTGTCGTTGTTAATAAGTCTGAACCATACTTGTTTGATCGATTCATTGACCGTATCCAAGGAGTAGATACTCACGAATTGAAGATTGCTGAAACCTTTGATGAATTCATGGGTGAGAATGTGGATGATTCCGATATCTCTATTGAGGATACCACTACCTTACTTGACTCATATGTTGATGCAGTTGAAACAGACCTGGATAAAGATAGGATTAAGAATATGATGCGTGGTTTATATGTAGAAGCACAGAATCAGGAGATCATTTAGTATGATTAAGTTTAAGAGTGTCTCATGGCAAAACTTTTTGTCAACCGGAAATGAGACCACTGTTGTACAATTAGATCGATCTCCGACTACACTGATCGTAGGGGCAAACGGCTCTGGCAAATCTACTTTGCTAGATGCGTTGTCCTTTGCGCTATTTGGTAAGCCTCATCGTGATATCAATAAGCCACAATTAGTCAATACTATTAACAATAAGAACTGCGTTGTTGAAATAGAATTTGATGTAGGTGTTCATGGATTTAAGATCATACGTGGCATTAAGCCAAGTAGGTTTGAGATCTATCAGAACGGCAACATGATTAATCAATCATCTATGGCAAGAGACTATCAGAAGTTCCTTGAACAGAATATCCTAAAGCTTAACCATAAGTCATTCCACCAGATTGTGGTACTTGGTTCATCTTCGTTTATCCCTTTCATGCAGCTCCCGGGTGGGCACAGGCGTGACGTGATAGAAGATCTATTAGACATTAATATCTTCTCTAAGATGAATGGTATCCTTAAAGAACGTGGCGGT